GACTGTGAAGCAGGATATGTTGATGGAGGAGCTGTTGATAGAGAACCAACCTTTGGTGAATTGGCTGTTGGACTATCTTTCAATCCGAGTCAATTATCTGATGTAGATAAAGTGAAACGTGCTTTTGCTAATTTGATTGATATGTGTAACAACATTTCGACGTTTACGTATCTTGGGAACACGCTCAAAGGAATGGCTATTCGTGCTTGTATCGAAGCCCAAATGGGAGTAGTGAAACTAATCACTTTCAAAGAAAAATAATATGGATACAAAAGCAATAGAAAAGCAAAATGAAATTCCATTTATGGAAAATTTCATTACTCAAATGAGAACGATTAATCAACGGTTGAATTCACTTCAGCAAAGGAATTTTGAACTAAGCAGAAGGTCTGGAGCTTATGAAGAGGTTCCTGTAGAGGCTTGTGCTCAGTCAGAACAGGAAGAAAATAATGTCAAAGGATGTTTGATTAATGAGCTAAATCAAATTAGAGAATATCTTACCCAATTAGAAGAAAGAACGTCTGAACTCGAAACATTTATATAGTTATGGCTTTCAAGAAAAATCTAATGTACCAAGTGAACAGCACTAATATCGATTCTGTTGGATTGTTTGATGCTGTAGAGATTCCTGCCCCAGAATTTGAAAAAAAAGACATTCTAGTAGTTAAGGTTCAATTTGTTCGTGGCGGTGTTTATATTTATTGGCCGGTTACGGAAGCTGAATTTGAAAAAGTGTTTGATGATATCACATCGGTAAAAGACTGGTTTGATAATTTAAAAGAAACAAAACAATTTAATCGATTGGTATAATGGCTAAGATGTTTGAACAAGTAAATGAGGAAATAAGCCCAGTAAAGGAATCTAGGTTCTCTTTATCGGATTATTTCTTTGTTTTTATTATTAGCATTTCGTTTATAATATTGGTTGTGATTATAGTAGTAGGAGAAAAAGAGAAAAGATATAAAGACAAAAAAATTATGGATTTAGTTGAATTATTAGAAATGAAAAACGGAAACATACTTACTCGGAAAGTAAAGTATGAAACCTATAAAAAAAAGGATCCTCAAGATACTTCAGATATATTCTTTGAAGTAGTAAATGGAAATGAAGAATATGCCAAAGGCAATTTGATTAAATTTCCACATCGTTTTGTAAATGAAACGCAGATTGAAGGAGAAACATATTGTGTAATCGATCCTGAACAAATTCAGTTTCAAATAGACTCAGCAAATGTCGAAGAAAGTTTACTTAAAAGATAGTCAGGAAAAAGTAATGGAAGGGATAAATCTTTTTGCTGATGCAGTAAAGAGCACCCTTGGGCCAAGTGGTAAATTCGTTATTATCAACAACGGATATGGAGAAGAACCCTTTGCTACAAAAGACGGTGTTACCGTTGGGAACAGTTTGGATAGTGATGATGCTGTAATCAACACAGCTATTCAAATCATCAAAAAGGTAGCAAGTAAAATGGATGAAGATAGTGGAGATGGCACCACTACTGCCACGGTTCTTTGTCGTGAATTGATAAAACTTGGAATGGAAGAACGTAAAAATCCTAATTTTGATGATCATACATTTAGAGAAACAATTTATCAAGAGTTGCAAAAGGTGATTGATATTATAAAATCAAAATCGGTTAAAATTCCATTAGAAGATATTGGCAAAGTAGCTTTGACTTCAGCAAATAATGATGTTGAGATTGCTGGATTGTTTCAAGCTGCTTTCAATAACGCTAAAGAAGATGGTTATATCAATATTTTGGAGAGTGTTACCGGAAAAAGCTATGTAGATATTATCAAAGGGTATGTTGTGGAACTTGGATATATGGACAGACGATTTGCCAACAATCAAATCACAGGTTTCTTTGAAGCTCCAAAATGCAAAGTTGTTATTTATGACAATGAGTTTACTGACAAGCGAGAAATGATAAAACTGATTGAGCGTTCTGGAAAAATCAATCCATTGCCAATAATGATTTTTGCCAAAGACTATTCTAAAGACGTTTTGGGAGTTGTTGATTTTAGCAATATGGACCGTACAGGAGAAAAAATCTGTTTGATAAAAAATACTTTAAGAAATGACGAATATGCCAGTTTGCTTAGCGATATTTCTAACTATACTGGTGCTGAAATCATTCAAAACTTTGATGAATTTGATGCTGAATTTGGCGAAGCGCACAATGTTGTTGTTAAGCAAGGATATACTATTCTTGGGGAGAATATTGGTACTCAAAATGAATTGTTAAATGACTATTTATATCTTCTAGAACAAGCTGCCAAAGAAGAAAAATCAAATGCTTATGCTGTTGCTTTCAAAAAGAGAATTGACAGGATGCGTAATGGTGTTACGACTTTCTATGTAGGCGGCAATAGCGATATAGAGATAAAAGAAAAAAAGCATCGAGTAGAAGATGCCTACAAAGCCTGTAAAGCAGCATTGAAAGACAATGTGATTATGGGTGGTGGTCAGAGTTTGTGTTTAGCAACTCCAGAAGGTTATTTAAATTCTTACCAAAAAGTATTTTATAATGCAACCAATAAACCTTTTTGGGAAATTTTATTAAATTCACTTCATAAGCAAAATGATGTTATAAAAATTTATGAAAAAATTTCTTGGAAAAAAGGGTATAATGCCAAAACCAGAAAATTCGAAAATCTTTATGATTCAGGAATAGTAGATCCAGTTAGCGTAGTGGTTAATGGACTTACAAACGCAGTAAGTATCGCACTAACTGTATTGTCAACAGAATGTCTAATCGTGGAAACACACAATCAAAACTAAAATGAACTTATCAAAATTAAGCACGTCAGAATTATTAAACTATGCTACTATTTTAGAAAACATAGTGACCTCAAATATTGGAATTCAAAGAGAAATGGCAGAAGCTGTTTCCGGCCAATTTTGTACTGATAAAGAAATTGAAAAAATTCGAAACAAATCCATTGACGCCAAAGAAGAAGCTGATGGGATTTATGAATTGATTCAGAAAGAACTTGACCTAAGGGCCAAAAAGGATTTGGGTATGAAGTTTGGTATTCGAAGAACTCAAACCATCGTAAAAGAATTGGATGCTTTTGCCCGAACCAAAAACGAAACTTTTGCAAAACAACAAGAACAATTAGAAGCTGAAGCAAAACGTATTTCTGAAGAAACAGTTGCTAATTTGTCTATTGTACCAAAAGAAGATGATAATTCTTAATGGAAAATACATAAAAGATCCTTCCCTTTTAACTGAGATTGAAATTTCAGGTTTAAGGGATGTTTTTCTATCTAGGTACCCCAAGGTTTATATTCCAGAACATATCACTTTGAACAAAGAGAAATCGGAATACAAAACAGGGTATCTTAATGAATTGTTTTCAGTGCTGTTTCCAGAAAAATTAAAAAAAGATATTTACAAAGCTATAACCGAAAGATTTGATATTTTTGTAGAGAAAAGACAGTTCTTAAATCAAGTTCATCAATATAGTTTAAAAAAAAATTCTGTATTTATTAAAAATTAAATTTACTTTTGATGTATCTATTACAGTTAAATCCAATTACAGGACTTATTAAAGAAGACGATGAATTAGATGGCTGGTTTGCTGTTGAATCATTTAGGGAGCTTGTAAATAAAGAAGGGTACGGATTGCGCGCTTTAACCTGTGTAGCTTTAGTTATCGACTATGGTTCTTTGATTAAACATTACAGTGAGAAGGAAAGACCTTTGAGAGCAATGGAAATTGTTTTCAACAACAGAAAAGCATTGAATTGGAATTGTGACGAAATACAATTGGCTTGTATCAATTACAAAGAACTCCAATACAATCCATCTCTGGAAGAAAAAACATTGTTGGATGAATTAAGAATTACAAAGCTTAATGAAATTAAAAATGCCGACAATACGTTTAAGAAAACAACATTTCTAAAAGAACTATCTAATATCAATGCGCTTCACGATTCCTTTGATAATAAAAATGGATCCAAGGATTTATTTTTAGATAGTCCAGTTAGAAATGGTTATAAATTATCGAGATTAGAAATTAAAATTTTAGACAAAAAATCTTTTTATTATGAACGAGAAAAACGAGAAAAAGACGCCAAAGAACGAGAGCGTTCCAGCGACAAATCCATCGATCCAAAGTGAGATTCCTGGGCCACCGGTTGAAGAAATTGAAGTAAACCAATCTGAAAAAGATTTGGATTTACTTAAAAACGAACTAGAAGTAACTCATTCTTTAGATGATATCTTTCAAGAAGAGATTCCTGAAGATGAAAATGTGGAGCAAACATTTCCTGATGAAACTGTTTTTAAATATCCAGTAGATGGCCGCGAAAAAACAGCTTATGAAAACATCTTGAAAGCCAATCGCGAAACGATTAAAAGTTTACGCTTGCAAGTTCAAGAAAAAACAGCATTAATTTCTGCTCTTGAAGCAGAACTGGAAGCAAAGGGTACAGAGGAATAATTCAATAAAGAATCCTTTTTTTATTTTGTTTCCCTGAAACAGCTTTCCATTGATTTGCGAAAGCTGTTTCTATTTAAACCAAAGAACTATGGCAGTTACTATCCTTGATCATACATTCGATGCCAAGCGGTTTAATCCGCTGGTATATGATGAAAAAATTATAAACTATTCCAAAAGCCTTCGTCCCGGAACACTGGCTTATGATGATTTTTGGGATGAACAAGATGATAGATGCTTATTTGGTTATAAGCCCAAAGGAATGCACGACATAACAGGAGAGCATTATTTTCATTTGAATATGAATCAAATAGAAATGCTTGTCCAAGGTGAAAGAAGGAAACGACTTCACGCACCATATTATCGCGAACTAGATAATCGACTTTTCAAAATTACCTATGATGCTAAAAAACATCGATATGGATTAATCGTTGGTAAACCCCGTAGGGTTGGGCTTTCTGAATTTGGCGCTGTTCAATTGCAATATGAATTGATAATGCACCTTCGAAACAGGGTTGGAATATGCGCCGGAAAACAAGAGAAAGCAGACGATTTTTATAAAAAAGTAATTTCATTGTTTCAGAATGTACGCCCGGAATACCAAGTGGCAAGGCTGTACAAGAATGATAAAGAAATGAAATTTGGTTACACGGATATTGTAAATAAACAATCAATAGAATGTGGTCTTGAATCTGAAATGCTAATCCGTACAATGTTTGTTGACAGTACAGGATTTGAGGGACAATCCCAGTCAGTAGTTATTTTTGAAGAAGCTGGACTATTTGCTAACTTGATTGCTTCTTATAAATCCACAGAACCTTGTTTCAAAGAAGGTTCTATTCAATTTGGAACACCATTGATTTACGGAACTGGTGGACAGATTGAAAAAGGTTCCAAAGGTTATATGGATATGTGGGAGAACCACAAAGCGTATAATCTTGAAAAAATATTTATTCCTGCCTATGAATACTATCCTGGAGATGGCGAAGTAGATGATAAAACAGGAATCAAAGCACCTTCGTTTTTTGACTTAAAAACAGGAAGAACCAATCAAGATGCTGCACTAAAACACATTCTTGAACAACGTAAAATAGCTTCTAAATCCAAAGAAGGTATTACTAAACATATTCAATCATACCCAATTAAAGAATCCGAGATTTTTATTAAATCCAAAGGTGGTGTTCTGGATAGAATAAAACTTAATAATCAATTGATGCTTATTGAAGAAGGCTTGTGTCCTTATGAAGTTCGTGTTGGTAGATTAGAATGGATGGATGATGAACGAACCATTAAGCTATTGAATCGCTGTAAAGACACCAAAGAAAAAACCAAGCTTCGTATTAAAAATAAAATCAAACTACGTTGGGTTGATGATCCTGAAGGTTCTATTAAGAAAATTGCAGATCCTATCAATCACGATGACATGGACCACAAGCCCGATATTGCTGGTTGTGATAGTTATGATGAAGAAGTTGATGCCGATTCTAAAACGGCTTCCGACGGAGCGACCGTTGTTTACAGAACCTATGCCGGGCCAACTAGAGAATACAACCTTCCAATTGCTGTTCTTTCTGAACGTGGCGATTCGGGTAATGATGATGTATTCTATGAAAACAATGTGAAGCTTGCTATTTATTACAATTACGAATTACTTTTTGAATACTCTAAAATTGCTATTGAAAGTTATTTCAAAGATGTTGGTGCTGAGCATCATTTAAAAATGCGCCCTGATTTGAGAAAAGATTTAGGACCTACCAAAGCTAAAAATGAATATGGTCAACGTATGACTACTGATGTAAAAGTTCTGGGAACAAAACTTTTAAAAGCTGAAGTAAAAAACAATTGTGGCAATATTTGGTTTAGGTCTTTGTTATTAGATTTGATTGATTACGGTGATTCCAATACAGATATTGCAATGGCACTTGTAATGGTGCTCCTTTACAAACTCGAGTTATTTGAACAAATGGTTGATGAAGATGATGGCGACGATTATGACGCTGGAGATAATATCTTTGACCAAATGGCTTACTATGATGTTGACCAAAAAGGAAATGTTACTATTAAAGCTTATTCGGGAGAACAATTAGATATGTTAGAAACTTTTAATCCCGACATTCACCTCAACGATTATGATAGAGCAGAAATCAAAAGAAGAAGAAGTGATGAAAAAAAGCAAATGGAAGAACTTAAAAAAACCTTTGAAAACAAGAGAAAAACAAACTTTCAAGATTTGATTCAAGAAGAAATTTTAAGAAGTATAAAAAATTCATAAAAAAAGAATAATTTTACATAAAAATTTAAGACAATGAGTTCATACATCCTTACCAATCAGAAGATTTCAGATAAGCTAAAAGACAAAGAATGGCACAAAGAACATATCAAAAGTTTTGTTGCTTTTGATGTTGGCAGAAGTCTTTCCGAAAGAAAGGAAATGCAATTAAAATGCTGGAGAGCGTACAGCTGTCAGCAAGGAGAAGAGCATAATAAAAAAACCAATCCAATAACCAACCCATATACTTTTAGTCTTGGGATGGAATGGATTGATTACCCACTTATTGAAAGTAAATTAGAACAAATGGTAGGGGAATTTATGACAAGAGGTGTAAAAAGAAAAACCTATGTAATAAATAAAAAAGCCCAAACAGCCAAATTGAATGATATGTTCGATATGATTTCCGAAGAAATTCTTAGGGAAGTGAACAAAGAAATTGGTCCAGAATTAGGATTCGAACCTGAAACGGCTTCTCCAGATAAAGAGCTTCCTCCAAACATCGAAGAATTTTTTGAGCAAGGATATAAAACCGTTTCCGAGCAAGTATCAGATACAATCTTAAATCAAGTACTAATCAGTAAAAAAAACATTGACAAGGTAAAAGATTTGTATTTAGATTTTTTACTATACGATGAATGTATTGCTTATATTGATGAAAAAGACGGTAGCCCAAACATTAGAAAATTAAATATTTTTGAAACGGAATTAGATTTTGATCCAGATTTAGAAGTTCAAGACAATCCACAGTATTTAATTTTCAACAAAGTACTTTCATATAATGAAATCATAAATACTTATGACCTTTCAGATGAAGAATTGCTTACTTTAAAAAGCTATATGAACATCAATGCCAATAGTTCTGTAAATGCTAT